CGTTGAGTTGCGGAAGGGGCCAGATACTGAATTCAGCACCTGACCCCCTCGTACCTCTCTCTGCTTGCTCTAGAGCGCAAGCACTTCCCGACTACCGAGCACGACGCTCCGTGCCCGTAACAACCCGACTGCTCTTGGCGATAGCGCGCCCAAGGACCGTCTTGGAAACCTCACGGTCCCAGTTGAACACCTTGCGCAGCGTGAGGAAGAAGTCAAAGACCTCGTCATCAATGCGGACCGGCTTAAGCGCCCACTGTTCCGGCGTCACATGCAGAACGCACGCGCCCTCAACGGCAGGCATAGGCGACGAGTTGCCCTCAGGGTCAATGATCCGGTCAGCATGCGCGTAGGCAGCCATCTGCAAGGCAACGTCCGCGTACGTGCTCTTGCTGGTCTTCCAGTCAGCCACCACAAGGGCGGGCTCCCCCTGGGGGTCCGGCTTACCGTCCTCGTTCAGCTTGATACGCAGGATGGCATCAAACGAACCGGCGTAATTGTGCGTGTCCGACCAAGCCACATCCTCAGCGCGGACAAGCTCAGGCTGTACAACCTCAAGGAACTCAGCGAAATGACGCCGGTACGGCTCAAGGTCCGGAGCAACACGGACCACGAACTCACCGTAAGCGTTCTTCTCAGTGAGCCGACCCTCACCCCGGATCATGCGCTCAAACATGTCATGCGCGTCAGACCCGATATCCGCGCGACCCTTGGTGTACCGACGAGCCGCACCCTTGATGTAATCAACGGCAGCCTCACGACCGGCCGTCTCCGTCATCTGCTTGAGGAAATCGAACGAGTCAACCGCAAGCTCAGCGGCAAGCTTCGCATTCCACGGCGCAAGGAACGGCTTAGGCAGCATGCCGATAACCGACGTAACGCCCGGTGCCTTCTCGTGCGTCTCAACGTCCACGTAGAACCGCGAACCCCCGCGCATGACCGTACGAACCTGACCGCTCATTGTGTGCCCCTTTCGTGGGCCGATTTGGCTTACGAAAGGGCTAGAGCGCAGACACTTCCCGGCAACCGCCACAGCGAGGAGCGGTGACGATGTGACGCCGAAACCGTCACTTTGGTGCTCGGTTTACAAGAGGGGTTATTAGGTTCTGTATAGACAGTCTTAGACCTCTGTCACTTTGTCACTACGTCACTTCACCCCCTAAGAGGAACCTCTCTCGCTGTGTCTCTGTACGCCCGTCTCCGGGCAGCAAAAAGCCCCGCCCAACCCTGGGGGTCAGACGGGGCTAGAAGGGGCTCAGGCAGGCGCTCAGGGGCTAGGACGGTCCCCGCGCGCCTTCTCGTCGGCATCCTGCTTGGCAAGGTGCAGCTTGCTCCGCAGCGCGTCAAGCTCTACAGCCGTAGTCGCGTGCTCGTCGTGCCGGTAGTGGGACGCTGCTGACGCAATCCCATGAAAGAGAAGTTCCCATTCCCTCACGGTGAGGTCAACCTCAAGGCGCCTCGTCGGTTCACTGGTCATCGCTGAGCCACCCCCCAAGCGGCGTCCAGACGCTCAGACACCCCTAGAAGCGTCTCAGCCTTCTCCCCCATGTCCGGGCGGTCAGGGACGAGGCTTGCAGCCCCCTGGTAGTCCTTTGCTCGCTGTTGCATGACCGCAACCACAAGGTCTAGCTCATCCTGGGTCAGTCGCAGCGTCACCCAACGGGCTTGATCGGTCACGTTCGCACTCCTTGCGCTCTAGGAACAGTGGGACCAAAGGGAGAGACCCCCTACCTTGCTGGGGGCTTGGTAGGGGGTCTCTCTGCTACTGAATTCAGTAGCTGCTAGATGTAGCGGGTGGCGAGCGTACGCAGCGCCTCAATCTGCGCCTGAATCTCGTCACGCACCTTGACGCGGGTTTCGCTGTCAAGCTCGTCCACGTCGATACCGTCCAGCGCCTTGACGCCGCTCTTGATCTTCTTGGCGTCCGCTACAGCCTTCTCGGACGGGGTGGGCTCAGCCTTGCCGTTCAGCGCGGCAATCTCACCCTCAAGCTCCTCAGCCTCGTCCGTGTTACCGGCCTCAAGCGCCTGCTTAGCCTTCTCGGCAAGAGCGCGCTTCTCAGCAGCCTTGATGCGCGCCTTCTCGCGGGGGCCGACGAGGTCAATGCCGTAGTACGCGGACACGGCCTCAGACGGGGTCAGCGCGGGGTGAGCCTTGGCAACCTCACCAAAGAGGTTGTCCCACTCCTCACGCTTGGGGCCGTCAAGCTCCTTGGCGTAGTCCGCGAGAACGTCACCCGTCTGATTGTTCATGGACTTCCACAGCTTCTCGGCTGCCTCGTTGGCGTCGAACTCGTCGACACCAGACTCCATGAGCTGAACGATTGCCTGAGCCTTGAGGTGACCGGACGCGTCGCGGTACGCCTGAGACTTGGCCTTGAGGTCCGGGGCACCCTTGACCTTGAGGGACAGACGGACGTTCAGCAGGTTGCGACCAAGGTTGTACGCGGTCTCAGAAGCCTTGAGGTGAAGCTTGACACCCTCACTGATGACGTTGGCGCCCTCGTTGATGAGGTCTTCCATACCCTCAACGTTGCGGTAGTCCTCAGTGGTCTCAAGAACGACCACCTCAGCAGAAGCCTTAGGCTTCTCGGCAGCCCCCTTCTTAGCCTCGCGGATAGCGGTACGGCTGTCCTGCTTGAACTGCGCCCACGTCTTGTCACCCGCCGGAGTCTTGCCGCGAGTCGGGAGACTGGAGATCATCGTTTCCGTCTCGTCGGCAAGCTCCGTAGCCCCTTCCTCGTTCTCCGCCTCAAGGAGAGACACGAAACGCTCGATGTTCGCGTTGATCTGCTCAACGGTCTCAGCGTGCTTGTCCTCAGCCTTGGTGTCGGTCGCCTTGGCCACGGTGTCCCCTTCGGTCTTGGTCACTGCCTTGCTTGCAGCTTCCATGAGGTTGGACACGATACCGGCTGCGTCCACCTCAGTCAACTCCTGCCCTCGCTCTTCACCCTTCTGGATCACGACCCGGCAGGCAACGCAAATGTTGTTGTCCGTGGCGTCAGAGCGGAGCACGTTCCCCGTGGTGACCTTGCCGCAGACCGTCTTGTTGTTGTCGGACCGCTTGATGTGGACAACCTTGCCGTTGCGGACAACCGCAAAGGTGTGACCAAGCTCCGCAATCTCCTGAACCGTAATAGCCATGGGGTGCCCCCTCGTTCGTGCTCCGTCGTGCTGACAAGGAAGACGTTAGACCACGGTCGGGACGCAGCGCAAGCCAACTACTGAATTCAGTACCTGCCAGGACGCAAGAAAGCCCCCTCAGCCGGGTAGGCCAAGGGGGCTCACTGGTCAGCGCATCACAAGCGCGCGTAGCTGTTCCCTGAGGTCATCAGGGGTTCCGTCGTTGACGAGGGTGGCGTCAGTGTGGAAGTCATCAAGCGCCGTCTCACTCTCGTGAGTGTCCGTGGACTCAAGCCCCGGACGGACGAGCCGGACGAGCAGGAAGCCCCGCGCCTGTAGCGCCTGAGCCTCGTTCGGGTACCGGCAGTCAGTCACCACAACCGGCAGGTTCCAAGAGTCGGCAACGGCAACCTTGTCCATAGCCACGCCGACCCAAAACCCCTCGTCATGTCGACGCACCGACTGACCAGAGGTCTGAAGAATGCGCCGAACCTCCGGATAGTGGTCCTTGGCGTACTCCCAACCCACATCACGGACCAACTTGGAAAGCCGGACCGAGAGCCGATATCCACGGTCATAAGCCGTAGGAATCAGCGGGTCAATGCCAAGCGCCATTTCCTTGAGCGGGTCAGCGAAAGCCACCCGCGTATATGCAGCGTGGCGGACGAGGTAACCGGCAGCCGTGTCCTTACCGGTTCGCTTCTTGCCAATAAAGGCAATGTGCGGGAACTTCAAAGCAACCTCCCGTAGCTAGGGCTTACCCAACTACGGGAGCGCAAGGACTTCCCTACTTGCGGTGCTTCCCGTCCGCGTACAGGAACGCAGCGACGGTCTTAGCGTCCTCAAGACGCTGCACACCCTCACCAAGACCGAGAAGAGCCGCAGCAACCGCAAGGATTAGCTCAGACGGTAGGTCCGGCACAAAGTGAGCCGCTAGCGCGACGAGAGCGACGAGAACCGCGTAGAAACGCGCGGCATGATCCTTCACAAACCCCATAGGGGAACCTCCTGATAGTTAGAGAGCACCGGCAGCACGAGCAAGGGTGACCCCCGCAGCGAGCACGCCAGAGACAGCAGCCGTAGGAAGTGCATACTTCCAACGCTCAAGCACCCGAATACGGGTCTCGTGGTCTTCAAGCTTGTTCGTGACGGTCTCGCTGTGATGCGTCAGAGACCGAACGTCCTCACGCATACCAACAAGCTCGTCGTAGATCTCCCGCGCGCCAATCGTCACGCCAAGGGGGTCACGCTCGCTCATTACTTCACCTTGAATCCGTACTTGTTCCCAAGCGCCACAAGGGAAGACTTGCCCGGGATGCCGTCAGCAGCCGTGCCCGAGTAACCCAAGCGCTTCTGCCACTTGGCGTACGCCGTAACCGTGACCGACCCAAACGAGCCGTCAGACGCGTACGCCGCAGACAGCAAACCGGCAGCCTTGAGAGCCTTCTCAACGGGCTTAACGTCACTCGCGTGAGTCGTCTTGCCCTGAGCCGCCTTAGGGTCCTTACGAGCCGCCTCAACGACGTTCGCGAGGGTCACCGTGGGAACGGTCGGGGGCTTGGTGGTCGACGTACCACCGGAAGCCTTGGGAGCCGCAGCGAACAGAGCCGCCGTGTTGATCGCGCCCGGATCCCAGTGATCGTTACCCGGAACGTTGCAGTGACCATAGTGGCCACCCTTGGCAAGCCAAACCGAACGGTCACGCTTGGTCGCGCTAGCCGTCTTGGCGAGCGGTAGCGGGAACTCATCCGGGATACCCCACGAACGGATAGCCGACATAAGCGCCTTGAAGTTCTTACCCGGACGCCAATACCCCGTGAACGGAGTAGCCGCGCGCCCAAGTACCTCAATCTGAATGCAAGCCCGACCCGTACGGTTTGTACGCGTGTTGCCATCGTTCTTGAGGGCTCGCGCAGACTGATCAAGCGGACCGTACTGCCCAAGCCGGTCAGTGGTCGGGTCGTACAGGAAGTGAGGCTCTGCGCCGATGGAAGTCAGGTACTTCCCAACGGAGTTGAACGCAGCGTTACCCGCTCCGCTCTCCGTCGTGTGCCAGACCACACGCGCCGGACGATTGGGGCTGTCCATGGCCCCGCCGATGCTGCCGCTACCTAGGCGCTCAGCGCCCGAAACCCACGTAGTACCCATGCGGGTAGCTCCTTTCAAGCAAAGGGAACCCCCGCCCGGGCGTGCCCTACCGGACGGGGGTAAGTCAGATACTGAATTCAGTAGTTGGTTAGAGAGACGTAAAGCAGCCGTTGAACCCGACCCACTGAGGTAGGTCATTCGGTCGGCTGATTCCGTAGAGACGGAGGTAACCCGTAGTCGTGATATCTAGCTTGAGCGTGATACGCGTTGAGCCCGCATCCGAGCACGGTACCGAAATGGTCCGCAGCGAGGCAGGCTGAGCGGATGTGGGTAGCGCCGTAGTGTTCAGCTCGAAGTAAGAGGGGATAGTCGTTGGGTAAGACGAGCGAGACAGCCCACCGCGAAACATGATCGTGTTTTCACCGAAGAGGTTCACAACCCGGTACTCAAAGTTTCCTTGAGAATTGCCGTTGTTCGTCCAGCCGGACGCAAGGGGAACGCTCTTCCAAGTGTTCGTGCCCGACGCGAACGAAACCCAAGAAGTACCGTCGTAAACCTCAAGGCGGTTGACATCCTTGAGCCAAGTCACCATGCCCTCAACAGGCTTCTTGACGGTCGCACCACGGGTCACCGCTGAGGCGAACGTCATGACTAGCTTGGGGGTCATGTTCGTAACTAGACCCTCAGCGAGGCTCTGAGCGTTGGGCTTATCGGTCAGCGTCGGGTACGGGATGTTCTGGCCGTACGTGTCAGTTAGGGGCATCTAAGGTGCTCTCCTAGTAGGTAGTAGCGATCCAACCGAACGTTGCCGTTCCCGTATTGTCTCGCCAGTGACGGAACTGAAAAGAAGTCGTTGTTACCGATGTGCACTGCCAAGACATGACGCCGCTACTCCCCGCCGAACCACCGGAGTTGGGCATAGCGACCACAACCGGAACCTTGGCGAACGGCTTAGGGAACGTGACGGTCATGTTGGCGGTCCACGCACCGGAGTTGCCCGCTTGGTCGACAGTGCCCGACTGGATACGAGGGGCGCTAGAAGCGGCTAGCTTGCCCACACAGACCCAACCGCCCATGGTCTTGAGCATCTGCACCGTGTCACCAGCAACGGGCGGCTCAGCCTCGTTCAGGAGCCTCACGCTAGGGAACACGTCCCCGGAGCGCGAAACATCAATGGTGCCATCGGAGTTGACCGCTGACACCACACCCATGCGAGCCATGGACTCAAGCAGACCGGAAGTCTTCACGGACTGCACTGCCGCACCAAGTAGCTTGTCTACACCGGCCATTACGTTTGGTCCTCGTCCCGTCCGCCGATGGTGTCGATAGTGAACGCTCCCCCATCGGACGAGAGCGGAACTTCAAAGGCGTTCACAAGGTGAAGCTCAGGCAAGATGCCCGGACCGTAGTCCACACGGATCCAATCTCCCGCATCTAGCGCAGGGTTGGGAACAGCGGACACAGAGACCGAACGGTTCGGAGCACGCCCCTTACGCAAGAGCGCAAGCGCCATAGCGTTAGCCTGAGAGTTGGTCGTGACGAGGCTGGACGAAACCCGCTTGACAACCTTGC